CTTTGGAAACTATGCGACGGCGACGACGATCTAGAGGGCGAGCTTTGCTACGGCGGCTTAGACTTAGCAAGCACCGGCGACTTTTGCGCTTTCTCGCTTTTCTTCCCAAGCCTTAACGCAGTGCGCACATGGTATTGGCTACCCGCTGAGAGTGCATACAAACGCAAGGACGCAGCCGGGGCATCGATTCGCCAATGGGCAGCCGATGGCTTTATAGAATTAACCGAGGGCAACGTTACAGATTACGCTTTTATAAAAGCCCGCATCATTGAACTGGCGCAGCGTTACGATATTAAAGACATAGCCTTCGACCGATTCAATGCGTCGCAGCTTGTAATTGAATTGCAAAACGAAGGGCTTGCCATGTTTCCTTTTGGCCAGGGGTTTGTTTCAATGTCTGCACCCACCAAAGAGATGGAGCGGCTTGTAAAAGATAACATGCTACGCCACGCAGGCAACCCGGTAACTCGTTGGATGATGGGCAACATTTTGCTTATGCAGGACCCAGCGGGAAACATTAAGATCAACAAAGCAAAAAGCGGCGACAAAGTCGACGGCCCTGTTTCGTTAGTGATGGCAATAGGCACGGCCATGCAAGATGCTGCCAAAGAAAAAAATACAGATTTTTGGTTTGTTAGCTTATGAAATTTCTAGACGATTACATGCAAGTTTATTACAACAACCTCCCGAAATATCGGACCTACGAGGATGCCTACAACGCAACTGAAGAAAAGTATTTTGGCAAGTTTGGCGTGAGGCGCTATAAAAACTATGATGTATTTCGTGCAGCGCTTTCTAGATGGCTAAGCCAAGGACGGAATAAATAAGATTTGTTAACACATAAAATTTAACCTAGTTGTAATTTGCACCCGATGAATTTAAGATTCTGGCAGCCACGTAAGGAAAAGCGCAGTTCACTGTCGCAGCCAACCGATTGGCTTATTAATACGTTACAAAATGTTTTTGGATATCAAACAAAAAGCGGACAAGCTGTTAACGATCGCACGGCTTTATCTATTGCGTCAGTGCACGCGTGCGTTAGAGTTATTGCGGACGGTATTGCGGGGCTTTCTCTAAAGCTCTACAAAGACGACGGCACTAACCGCGAGCAAGTTGTTGTACACTACGCTACTGCATTGGTCAACGAGCCTAACGCCTACCAAACCAAATACGATTTCACCAAATACATGGTTAGCCACTTGGCGCTAAAGGGTAACGCTTACGCATTCATTAACCGGGATGCTCGCTACCTTGGCATCGAGTTGCACCCGATTGCACCTGATTACGTTACACCAGTGATGCAGGACGGGCAACTGTTCTACAAGGTGAACCAAAAAGGAATTCCAGGCATGGTGCCTGCTTCCGACATGCTGCACTTTAAAGGCTTGTGTGGTGATAATCCCCTGGTCGGTTTGTCGCCCATCGTGGTGCACGCCGAAACTTTGGGCATTGATCTAGCAGCAATTAGCCAAAGCGCTGGCGTTTATAAAAACGGCGTTTTGAAATTCTTGTTAACAAGCGACGCGCAGATTAAGCCTGAGCAAGCAACCCCATTAAAGAAATCTTTAGACGATGTGATAGATGGAGCAAGCCGTTCCACGGTACTGCCCAACGGCATCAAGATGGAAAAGCTAAGCCTGTCACCTGAAGAGGCGCAGTATTTAGAGACTCGCAAATTTTCTGCAGAAGAAATCGCCCGCATTTTCGGGGTGCCCGCTTCTATGATTGGCGCAAAGGATGGCATTAAGTCTAGCGTTGAGCAGGAATACCAGGACTTTTACGCTCGCACTTTGGCATCTTATGCCATTAACATCGAGCAGGAACTTGCTAGAAAGCTGTTAACAGAAAACGACAAACTAACTTATTACTTTAAATTTAACTTTAATTCGCTGCTTAGAGCATCCGCCAACGAGCGAGCAGATTATTATAACAAGGGCATCCGCGGCGGTTGGCTCTCTAGAAACGAGGCCCGGATGTTTGAAGATGCAAACGGATTTGATGGAGGCGACGAATACCTAATCGAATCAAACCTAATGCCAAGCAGTCAAATTAACGCTTACATGGATGCCAAGATAGCGCAGCTAATGAGCACAGCCGATAAGAACAACAACCCCGAGGGAACCAATAACACCGAAGTAATCTAATGAAACAAGAAAGGCGCACATTCACGGGCACCGTTATAGCCAGAGCCGAAGGCGAAGGAATGCCAAAAGTAATAGGCGGCATAGCTGCCGTTATTAACTCAGTTACCGACCTCGGATATTTTGAAGAGGTAATTGAGCAAGGGGCATTCGATAACGCATTAAGCAAAGAATACGACATCCGCTGTTTATTCAACCATGAAGCCGACCTAATTTTAGGTCGTACTACTGCAGGAACTTGCAGCGTGTTTGTTAATGGCGATGGTAATTTAGAATATACTTGGGTACCCGATTACGACAACCCTACACACATGAGCGTTGTGCGCAGCATTATGCGGGGCGACATTACGCAAAGCTCGTTTGCTTTTACTATCAAAGAACAAAGCTGGAGCGAGTCCGAAAAATATGGATCAATGGGTAAGCGCAGCATTAGAACTATCGAAGATCTCTACGATGTTAGCCCAGTAACCTATCCCGCCTACCAAGATACCGAGGCCGACGCTCGCAGCGTTGTGGCCTTGCGTGATCAGGAGCGTGAAATTGAAGAAGCCAAAAGAAGCCAAGCGGCTGCCGATGTTTTGAAATTGGCGCTGCTTAGATACGAAAACCTTTAAAACAAAATTAAAACCATGAATAAAATCAAAGCCCTAAAAGAAGAGCGTGGACGTTTGCTCGGCGAATTGTCTACCTTGCAAACAACCATCGAGCGCGAGGCGCGTTCTATGGCTGACACTGAAACCAACCGTTTGAGCGAAATCGAAGCCCGTTTGGGTGCGATCAAAGCTGAGGTTGAAACCTTGGAAAAGTTGCAAAACCTTGCAGCCCAAGCCGCTGGCCACACTGCTAGCCGTTCAGAAGAAAAAGAAAAGTCAGAAATGGCTAAAGAGTACAGCTTTAAGCGTGCTATTGACATGGCTATTTCTGGCCGTCGTGAAGGTGTTGAGGGTGAGTTTTCAGCCTTGGCTTCTAGCGAGTACCAGCGTAGCGGTGTAAGCGTTAGCGCTCACTCTATGAAAATCCCTTCTGAAGTTTTTAAACGTGACATGTCTGTAACTGGTGGTTCTGCTGGTTCTGAGGGTGGTGTAAACGTTCAAACTTCTGTAGGTTCTATTATCGACGTGTTGTTGCCTAAGACTGTATTGCGCGGTTTGGGTGTTCAGCAGTTGAGCGGATTGGTTGGCAACTTGGATATGCCTACTGCTAGCACTGTACCTTCTGCAGGTTGGAATACTGAAAATGGATCTGCTACTGAAAAGAGCCCTGCGTTTTCTAAAATCACTTTCAGCCCTAAGCGTTTGGCTGCTTACATTCAGGTATCTAACCAGTTGATGTTGCAATCTAGCAACTCAATCGACGCCTACGTGCGTAACTGGTTGTTGAATGCCATGGCTCAATCTTTGGAAACTGCTGCCATTAAAGGTGGTGGATCTAACGAGCCTACCGGTATTATTGCCAACGCAAACGTTAACGTAACTTTCGCAGGTGGTGCAACTTCTAACGCTACCAACGCTAACGGTATCGCTCCAGTTTGGGCCGATGTTGTTAACTTGATGAAAGCCGTAGAAAACGCCAACGGTGACGGTGTTGCTTACTTGACTAACCCAAAGGTAAAAGCTGCTTTGCAGACTATTCCACGTCAAACTTCAGGTGTTGAAGGTAACTTCATCTGGCCTGCAGGTGGTATGGATTTGAACGGCTACCCAGTTGCTACTTCAACTTTGGTACCTTCTAACTTGTCTAAAGGTTCTAGCTCTACATTGTCTGCCATGATCTTCGGAGATTTCTCTAAAATGGCTATCGCTTCTTGGGGTGGTATGGAGTTGACAGTAGACCCTTATAGCGGCGCAACTGCTGGCTTGACTAACGTTGTATTAAATGCTTACTTAGATTGCAACTTGTTGCAGCCTGCTGCCTTTGCAGTTTGTAAGGACATCGTAGCCTAATATCCTGCCCGCTCGGGGGCGTAAAAGTTCCGAGTGCTGAGGGTGG